GTCCTGCGGGTGCTGATGGCACCGCAGGGATGGAGTGGAATGGGACATGGAGTGCATCTGTAAACTACTCCAAGGGTGCTGTGGTGTACTACCTCGGTGGGATCTATATTTGCGAAATCAACAACAGTTTAAACATCACACCGAATACCACAGCTAACTGGGATCTACTAGTTGCTAAGGGTGAGAAGGGTGAACCAGCGAACCTAGTAGGAACCTACCCAGTAAGTGTAACCACTGCGGGTAGTATCACAATCGCACTGTCTAGTGGTACGGTGACAGGCCAAGTTGTGACATGGAACAACACTAGTAAGGCATGGGAGTTTATCACACCTAATACAGTACTCTCAGGACTCACGGATGTAACACTAACCGCATCTAAAAAGGGTGAGGTTCTAACCTACAACGGCACTAAGTGGATCAATGGCGAGATCACTATTGACAACCTATCCGATGTGGTCATCACCGCACCTGTTAACGGGCAAGCACTAGTGTTCAACGGACTCAACTGGGCTAACTCCAACACGGTAAAAGAGCTAAACGCAACATCTCCACTTAATTGGAACAGTGGTACATCCACTTTGAAAATAGGGGACGGTTCAAAAACTAACCAGACAATCCTATGGGATAACACCACCAAGGTTTGGAATGTGTCCGATTTACCCAGTGCAAAAATCACTGCAAACGCACCCTTATACTGGGATTCTGTCGCACAGGTTTTAGCCTTTGGTTTAAGTGCCAATGCGGGGGAGGTTCTAACCTATGACGGTGTGGGATGGGTTGCAGGTGTTCCATACGACCACTCTAGACCGACCATCCTATGGGGTGAGGGTGCACCACCGCAAGGGCTAGGACACTCTGGTGACTTTTACATCGACACAATCGGACACTACATGTACGGGCCTAAATGTAGTGGTTGTTTGAACAACAAATGGACGAGTATCCAGGCACCTGTAAATTTAGTTGGGCCTGTTGGAAGTACGGGTTCCAGTGGAATACAAGGGGTACAAGGCGTTCAGGGTGTAATGGGAAATACGGGCGCACAGGGCCTATCCACATCTAACCTAATTCGCAGAGTAGATCATATTGGTGATGTCACCACCATGCCACCAAATACCAATTACAACTATGTGGGGAACAATGGGGACTTCCTACTATTAAGCTCTAGCTACTCAGTACGGTGGTATGGCCCAAAAATTAACAACGCATGGCCTACTAGTAGCTACATTGAGCTAAAGGGTTCGGGTGGTTCACAGGGAGTACAGGGAGCACAGGGAAATCAGGGTGTAGCTGGTCCACAATCGGGTCAGATTATATACTTTGGAACCATCAACGCAAATACGGCTATTCCAGCAGATCCCTCCTCCTCCATAGGTTTGGTTGGGGACTTCCACATCACCGTACTAAACACCTCCACAGGTGAGTATGTTGGTAGTTATTTGTTTGGGCCAAAAACCACATCCCCCACAGACCCATGGGGAACACCTGTAAATTTAAGGGGCGCAACAGGTCCAAATGGGGCTGCCGGGGCAGTAGGCCCCGCTGGCCCCACTGTAAACCCAACCACAGCAGATATTACTGGTGGTCTATTCAACACGGGTACGGTGCAGAATCCCGCACTAGCTGTTAAGACGGTTACAGGCACAGGTCTAGTTCTCAAAACTATTGCAGGATCTACAAACCCCTACCTTGCACTCGAACTAGGCACAAACGGACTCTTTTACATGAACGGTAACGCACTAACACTAAAACCAAGAGCTAACAACTCCGCTCAAAGAAGGAGCTTTTTTGGAATATGAAAACTCTAATACTAGGACCTAAAACACGGCTATATGTAAAATCCCAAGGTGTTGCGTGTAATGTTACCGCAACAACGCACCTCATGGAATTTACCACAACATCAAACAACTACCCTGATGGTGGGGGTGAGGAAAACTACGAGCGTATTTTCTACAGTACCCCACAACTGAACAGTGTGAACACCTTAGTCGAGTACGCCACCGAAGGTAGGCGTGTGGTTAAGGAAATATATTTATACAACAACGCAAACTCTGCACAGGTCTATAGCCTACACATAAAGACCTACACCAACATCACTTTATTAGCGGGTACGGACGCAGGTAAACTAGATGACCCTGCCAACTACATCGACACCTGTTTAATTGATGTAAGTATTTCTGCACTTAAGGTGTGGAGACTCTCAGAGGCTTTTCTACTGAGCTACCCGTCTGTAATAGTTCTAGACAGTGGGAATATTGGTGAGATCTCTATAGTCACCGCACCCGTATCTGGACAAACACTCACGGCTGATGACCATGTGCATGTGACCATGTCGCACGGTGTGACAGGACAAACAACCTGGGGAATTGATGAGCAGATAACCCAGAAGATAACTAACGGGACTGGCGTACTCTCAATCTATAAGCTCCCTACCTCAGCTAGTTTCATAGCCACCGTAATTAAACAAATCTGTGTTTATAACTCCAGTGCAAAAACAGTACACATAAAACTAGGTTTTGGGCCAGCTACATCAACCGACCTACAAGGGTATGTGTTTGATGGGAACCTTGCACCGAACCAAAGCTGGTGGAGTGATGGAAGCACCTATCAGAAAATAGAGGATTACATCGCTGCATCCGTTGGTTCTGTTGGTGCTGGTACAGTAAACCCTATTGGTCCATTAGCCTATAGTGCATCTGGGAACTCCATAAGAATTGCACAATCCGGTGCTACAAACGGACAGGTTTTAGGGTGGGACAGTGTCGCACTAGAATGGCGACCACAAGATAATATGGAAGTGTTGACACCAACCTATCCATTAGAGTACAATATGTCTACATTAAAACTCCTAATAGGTAAAAATGGGGCTGTTGACGGGCAAGGCCTAGTATGGAGTGCGGTGAATAGTCGTTGGCAACCCGGTACCATTGGCGCACCTTCCGCAGGTTCCACAGGCCTAGTCATAGATGGAGACTCCTACTAATGGCTACAATTAAAGCACTAAAGATACTGACACAACCCCAGGGCGCACGGTACAACGCTGCACTGAGTACACAACCTGTAATTCAGGTGGGCAACCTAGACACGGTCACTAGTGTGTTCACTCTTGACCCTTCGTATGTGGGTACGGTTCTAGTCGTTGAGGGTGCGGGTAACTCAGGATATGACCTAACTGGAACACTCTCTGTAGCCTTTGTTTCAGGTGTTGCAACCTTCACCAATGTTGGGTTTGTACCAGACTCTAGCAACAGCAGTCTAGACATACGACCAGCTACAATAAGCTTTGTAACCACTAACCTTAATGAGATCACCTCCAACTCATTTAGTATTAGTAATGCGTCCAAGCTAGTCATCACCTCATTCCCCATACCGACCACTGCGAACATCAATAGGCCACTACAGATACCTATTAGGTTGCAGCTAAAAGACTCCACCAATAATGACATAGCACTAGCAGGTGTGAGCGTAGTAGTAACCGCATCTGGTGCTAATGTAAGCGGTACCACCACACTATCCACTAACGCCAGTGGTTATGTGATATTCAGTGCCCTGACATTCTCGTCAGGGGCACATGTGCTTATCTCATTCGGTGCACCTGGACTCACACCAGCCGTACTAGAGCTAGACCTATCCTACACCGACATTATCAAGCCTAGGCGCAGTATTGTTGCAGGTAAGGTTCCACTATCTACAGATTTAGTACCATTTGAGATCTGCATAAACATACCTGATAAAAAGCTATATGTTGCGGATGAAACAGGTACACCAGTTTTACTTATAAGCTCTAGTGGTGGTGGAGGTAGTGGAAACACCTTTACCTCAGGTGCAACGGCACCAGCCACACCAGCACAGGGTGACAGATGGGTTAACACTACGGATGCGGTTCAATACACCTACTACCAAACAGCCTGGGTGCAGTTTAATAATTAAGGAATCCTATTATGCCTAGTGCAGGAAATTATATTTACGCAGGTGTTGTGAATGGTCCTGGTAATACTTGCGAAATAACAGGGTACACGGGTTCGGATACTGTTGTAAATATTCCAACACAAGTTGGTGGTTATACGGTTGTAGCCATTGGAGATAACGCCTTTCTAAATTCAACAATGTCTTCGGTTATAATTCCATATGCTGTCACTAGTATTGGATCATCAGCATTTGCAAATTGCCCCAATTTACTTGGAATTACTTTTCCAAACAACACCTCCTCATCATTTACCCTTGGAATAGGTGCGTTTTCTTATAGCCCGCTTTTAGATAACATCGTACTACCAAATAATATTTCTGTGATCCCAAATGGGGCTTTTAGTCATTGCACTGGATTAAAGTCAATTGTACTTCCTAATAATCTCACCACTATTAATCTTGCAGCTTTTATTAACTGCACAAGTTTAGCTAAAATTACTTTAACTACTCCACTTACAAATATAGCTGATACTGCGTTTAAAAACTGCACTAGTTTGAAAAAAGTTTATTTCATGAATAACGCCCCCACAATGGGAGGATCCGATGTATTTGCTAATACAGCAAGCGGTGCAATTGCATATAGGTACGCTGGCTCGACAGGATACGGGTCAGATTACTCAACCTACAATGGTTTAATTGTTAGAACAACCCCTGGCCCTTGTTTTATTAGTTGGGATGAAGCGGGCCAGATAGGGATGTATAGTGGAGATATTGCATCAAATCTTGTTGGTTTTACTAGGCCACTAATGGCAGCTTTATTGTACAAATCGTCTACCGATGAGTGGGGTATATCGTTTGGGGGTTCACAAACTACTCCCTATGCGGATTATAGTACGATGGGTTTACAAATTGGAAATACTGTAACTTTACCAAATATGTGGGGGGGTATTGGAGGTTTTGGGAATGTTGCTGGGTTGTATTATGTAAAACAACTAAGCCAAATTACCGTAGCTATAGGTACATTTCAAGTTGCTGTTTTATCATGCACATATATAGCACCTCCAATCCCAACCGTGACTAGTATTTCACCTACTACTGGATCTACAGCAGGTGGCACTAGCATCACCATTACCGGCACCAACTTTACTGGGGCAACCGGAGTCACCGTAGGTGGTGTTGCACTTACTAATGGAAACATTGTTAACTCAACCACCATCACTGGAACCACAGGTGCACATGCTGCGGGTACGGCTAGTGTTCTAGTAACCACCTCTGTTGGAACTAACACAGCAAATACATTGTTTACCTATTTTGCACCAGTTGCACAATGCATCCCAATAAGCGGAAACTGTTTAAAAAACGGAGTAATTTTAGGAAACTTTACTTCTTTTACTTTAAGGACAACCAGTTATACAAACTACGATTCTAATACTTTAACAGGAAACACCTATTGTGCTTTTCAATACGATACATACGGGAACAATGAGCCAACTAATATCCTTGTTAACAGCGGTTCATTTTCAGCAAGTGCCGCAATTCCAATGCGCCCATGCGGAACCACATACTCAAAAACTTTCACTTTAGGTACAGATGTGTATGTGTTTAATGTATTTTTTGGGGGATCTACAACACCAACACCTACTCCCACACCAACCCCTACACCTACGCCAACTCCCACACCAACGCCTACACCTAGTCCTACACCAACATTAAACCCATGCCTTGCACCACCAGACACAAACACAGGCCCGTTTGTATTCCCACTCACACCTGCACTCAACTCCATCTACTCCTTTGCAGGTAGGGCATGGACATGGACGGGTACTGCATGGCACAGGTACTGTCTTGCACCCGCACCTACACCATCACCTACGCCAACTGTTTCACACCCAGCACCAACTGTAACCAGTGTAACTGCGACCAGTGGACCCGCATCAGGCGGGACCACAGTCACCATCACAGGTACTAGTTTCACAGGTGCAACTGCGGTTACCATAGGTGGTGCTACAGCTAGCTTTGTTGTAGTTAATGACACCACTATCACAGCTACTACACCCGCTGGTACCGTTGGAAGTGCAAGTGTTTTAGTCACCACATCCGCTGGTACTAACTCAGCCAATACCCACTTCTTCTACATTGCAGCAAGTCAAACAGTGTTCATGGTAACCTCACTCCTAGACACTACAGACTCTGGAACACTGCGTTGGGCACTTACACAAGCTAATGCAACATCAAGTGTAAATACCATTGCGTTTACGGTAACAGGTGTGATTACACTAACATCCGCACTTCCTGGAATTACACGCAGTGTAACCATCACAGGACCTGGGTTATCCGTACTCACAATTAACGGGAACAGCACCTACAGGGTGTTCCGTATTAGTGGAACAACTGCGGTACTTGATGTAAAGATTACTGGTTTAACCATATCCAACGGTAAAACAACGGTAACCCCAGTTGAAGGGGGGGGTATTTATAATATAGCTTGCAACCTCACCATAGATTGTTGCACCTTCAGCGGGTGCTCCACCACTGCCAATGGGGGTGGGATTTACCACGCTCCCTATTATAACGGAGCTTATTTTCCGGGTTCTACCAACATAACCAATAGCTCATTTATTGGAAATACTGCTGCTAACGGTTCAGGTGTTTTTATAGGTCTTTGGTCTGTCATCGACAAAATAGGGAACTGCACCTTTTCCAATAATACGGGCGTAGGTGCGTATAACGCACAAACATACGGTCGTGGAAATACCACTGTGTACAACTGCACATTTACAGGCAATACAGGTGGAGTTGCTTTAGCTTTGTACGGTAGTGATTCTTCTGGAGTATCTGCGTATACAGTGTTGTCTAGCACCATCTCAGGAAACACCTCTACAAACACAGCAGGTGGGTTGAACCGTACTGAATATACCAGCCTGACCCTTAAAAACTGTATTATCGTAGGTAACACGGGAACACCTTACAACGATTTTGGATCATATTCCAACAATAGCAGTGCTAATGTAAAGTCTACCAATATTGTAGGATCGGCTTCTACATATGATCTAGCCAACATAGCTAATACCACAGGTTCTCCGCTTCTAGGGCCTCTACAAAACAACGGTGGTACCGTAATGACTATGGCGGTTGGTGCAGGTAGTAATGCTATCAACGCAGGTACAGCAGCAGCAACAAATGCAGCACCCGTCAACGCACTAGATCAAAGGGGTTATGCACGCTCTGCAACAACCCCTACCATTGGTGCGACTGAGTACTACTCAACACCCTTACCCACCATTACCTCTATTACACCTGCGACAGGTACCACAGCGGGTGGTACAGCAATCACCATCACAGGCACTAACTTCACACCATCCCCTACACTAAAAATTGGGGGTGTTGCAGCAACCAATATCACCTATGTGAACGCAACCACCATTACAGCAACCACCCCAGCGCACTCTGCTGGTGTGGATGTACAGGCCACTACTACGGGTGGTGCTACGGTAGCTAACACACTATTCACCTACACTGCGGGTAGTACACCAACTCCTACACCTACTCCTAGTCCATCCCCATCTCCATCCCCTACTGTTACCAGTATTGCACCAAACTCAGGAGTTATCACAGGTTCCACTAGTGTAACACTTACCGGAACAAACCTAACAGGAACCAGTGCAGTTATCATAGGTGGAGCACTAGCCACAAGCGTAACGGTGGTAAACGCAACTACTGTAACGGCAGTTTCCCCTGCACACGCTGCGGGTGCGGTTAGTGTTTTTGCAATTACACCCGGTGGTATTAATGGCGCAAACACACTGTTCACATACACACTTCCAGTACCATCAGCACCTGTTATCACAGCTAGTACATCTGGGGACGGTTCCATGAACTACCCCTCAATAACTTTCAGCGCACCTACATCTGATGGCGGGGCGTACATTAATAACTACGAATACAATGTGAACGGTGGATCATGGACGAGCACCTATAGTTCCTCACCCGGTCAGATCTCTGTGTACGGACTTACCAATGGAGTGAACAGCACCGTCCTAATACGAGCCGTAACCTCAAACGGTGCAGGTGCTACAGCTAGTGTTACATTGCATCCTCCAGTTCCACTCACCAACGGGTTTAACTTTGTAAGTCAGAGTTCAAATGCTGGATACCACTCCGGTAACGGACTAAACTCCTACGATCAAACTAGTGGGTATATCTATGGATACGGTGCAACAGAAACAGTCAACTTCACCGCTGCGGGTAATGGGACACTTTACTACTCCTACAGCACCTCCGATGGCAGTGGGTATGGTGTGGTGGGTCACCTGCTGGTAAACGGTGTGGACAAGGGTGCAGTGAACGCTGCAAACACTTATATCTCTGGAAGTGTTGCGGTAACTACTGGACAAACGATTGTTCTAAATTTCAACACTGGAACCGACACAATGGGAATGTCCAGTATGCAGTACCAGATGTACTTACAAGTTTAGGTGAACCATGCCAAGACCCTGTGTTTGCAACAATGTGATACCAAACTCAACATGGGACTCCACCCAGTGTCAACTATGTTGGCACTATCATCACAATGACCGCATCAGGCGGGCATGGGATGATGATGAGCCAATAGTCGTACCACCTATGTTGCAACAAGCTGGATCTCTTATATCCTCTATTGTGACATGGGGCTTTGCAGGTTGCACACGGGTACCACTAGAGGTGCAAGAGGACAGGTTCCATCTATGCAATAACTGCGAATTTAAAAAAGAAGATAAATGTGGCGTTTGTGGCTGTTTTTTGAAACCTAAGACTAGCTGGACTACTGAAAAGTGTCCACTAGGGAAATGGAGCGAACATGACACCTCAGGATCTTCCCCCAATTGAGTTATTAGAGGATATTTTGCTACCTTTAAAGTGGACTATTGATAGAATATACTGGTGGGGATTTAAAGACGGAGTAACTTGCGGGGGTATTGCGTTCTTTGTTTTATTCCTTCTCACTAACAGGAGAGCATGATGAACAAAGTTATTGGAATGCTAGTACTTGCAGCGGGTCTAGTTATTGCGAACGAGGTCTACTTTGGAACACTGAAGTTTGACCCTCTTCCACTGCTACGCCCTAGGATGATACCTCCGATCCCAGTCATACCCGACATTGCACCACCCGATAAGCCTAAACCAAAACGACCATGGGGCACAGACCTAGTGGACTCAGTTGAGTCTATTACCCTAGGTGGTTCTATTGCACCAGACGGTTCCACACCATTACAGATTGACTTCCCTCTCTCACAACACCTCCCCAATATTGGGTCTAGGGTGGATGGTGCGGGTATGTGTGTGATGAGTTCTATAGAGATGGCAGCTAGGTGGTCTAACCTTGAAACGATTAGGGGCCTACGCAGTTGGTGTGCTAATAAGCCTGGAGGTGGTTACCCCAGCAAGGTTGATAAACAACTTAAAGAGTACTCCCAGTCCCTTAGTATGAACACACCCGAATATGTGCAGTACGAGGGTAAGGAGCTAGACCTTCTAAGGCTAGCTTTGAAGACTGGTAGAATGCCCGCTGTCACCTACGCAGGACGCGATAAGGTGCGCTATTCTGGCACCATTGCACACATGGTATGCCTTGCCCACCTAGATGATAAATGGGCAGCTATATGGGATAATAACGGCACTGCTGGTGAGTTAATATGGATGACCCCAGAAGAGTTTAAAGTTAGATGGACTAATGA